CTTGGTGGCCTTATCATATTGTATGAGTTTGTTTCTGCGTCTTCATCTCTTTTAAAATCATTATCATAACTCATTGATTCATAAGTATGAACATTTATTTCTTGATTGTTATCAAATCTGGTACGGCTAATAGCATTAAATATGGCACCGCATGTAGCATCTGCGAGATCCTTGGAACCTTTTCTAGGGTGGTCAACTTTATCTCTCATAATTCTAAGCTGGCATAGCTCATCTATAAGCAATGATATGTGTGGACCGATTAATCTTTCTTCAGCAACAACCATAGCCATGTCGTCGTAATGCTTTTTAGCAACAGAAAGAATTTCTGTGTTTATGCCATACTGCTTTAGCTGTTGCATCATGTCGTGAGAGTTCCATCTATCAAAAGTACATATTGCTATGTTAAATCCTCTTGTTTTTAGAGACAATATGTAGTCCTTAACTTCAGTAAAATCAACCGACTTATCTGGTGTAGGGGTCCAGTATCTAACTGCATCAACCTCAACAATCGGGGCTGGCTGAGAATAGGTGTCTGTGACCTTTACATTTACCCACTTGTTAACATGTGCCATTGTAACAGCGCAATGGTCATGTTTTTGAGCAAGGTCAACATGTATATAATATTTTTTATCTGGGTCTGGCAAAAACCATTCCTCAAGTCTACCAAAAGTATCAACTGCAATTGAGCCTACATTAAATGCCTTTTCTACTTTTTCTCTTGATTTGAAAAATGCATCAACCGCATCAGGTGGCATACAGGCGAATCTGGATAGGGCATCGGTGGGGTTTGTATAGAATGCTGTTTTAAAGTCGTCAATTTTTCTAACTGGGTTGATCTCCCAAGTCGGACGTTTAATAGCATATACTTTAGGTATCTTATAAGATATGATATGGTCTTCCTCCCATTGTATTTCAAATTCATTTCCCTCTGTTCCATCTGGTATTTCCTCGTACATCTTAAATTTGTGTTCTCTAATTACCGTTTCTTTTTCACCTATCACTGCATCATATCTTTGCTGAATATAATCATTTTTAAATCTAGGAAAGGATAGCAATATTACTTTGCCAAAGTCTGGGAAACGAGAATCTACTGATGCCCTGTACATATCATATACCGCACTGCCAGTTTTTGCTTGGTCGTGGCCAGTTGTATTTTCAATTGCAAAGCCAGAGATTTCGTCAAGGATTACAACAATAACGTTATATCCTTCCCATGCCTCTCTCTCAGAGTGGCCAGAGTGAACTGTTATTGCCTTGTCAAACTGTATTTCAGATGCTTTTGCATAGTACTTTCCAACAAACCATGGGGACTTGTCTATGCGGCTTCTAAAGCCTTTAAAAAATACATTGCTTGCCTGCTGTGAGTTAATCGCAATATTAATAATATCAATTGAGTCTCCAGGAGGTTTGCCATAATAAGTCGCTGGATCTTTTAGGCATAATAGTAAATATACTATATATGCAACTGCAATTGTAGAGCAGTAGTCTTTTCCAGAACCTTTTCCTAATTGTGCTACAACTTCATTAGCGGTTTGCTTAAATCTAATTGATCCTTCTTCATCTCCAAATAATTTTTTAAGTGTAGACTCTTTATATATTTGTGAGCTTTTTTCAATTAATGTATACTGGTATTCAGAAAGTGGAGGCAATCCTAAAAAGTTTGGATGATTTACAAATGTGCGTAGGTCTACTGGCTTTTCTTCAAACTCTTCGCCATCTAGTATGTCAATTAAATCTGAGAAATCAAACGACATCAGCTTCCTCAATTATTACTGACTCGACTATACCAGTAATTTGAGATAGCCTTTTTGCAACTTCTATCTTGCACTTAGGACAAGTTGCTGTTACTTCTTTTAAAATTCCAACTAAAACTTCTTGCTTACGCTCTGTCTCTGCAATTTGAGATGCTATCTGTGTATTTTCTAAAACACCAACAGATTGAAGCATTGCTATTCTTTTGGTCTCTATGTCTGCTATGAGCTTTAATGCTCCCGCCTTTACATTTAATTGTCCTTGAGTATCCGCGTCTTCCACAGTCTTCCATGCTTCTTTAATAAGCATTGCGTAGTGTTGATCAGCACCAGAGATTGCTTCTCTGGCACGATCACGGATGTTGCTATCATTGTGCACAACACCCTTCCACTCATCAATAAACTCTAGAACATCTTTACGTGAAAACCCCGTAATAGTTGCTATTTGTGTGGCGGAATTACCTTTGAGCAACTCTTCAACCACTTTATTCATGCGGTCAAAATGAACTGCTGGTTCTATTTCATTAGTCATATAGTTTATTATACTTCTAGTTGACTGAAATTGCAACCTTAGACATGGCTATCCTTAATAGGATTAAGTAACCTATAAGGTCATCAATATCATTATCTCCAGCAAACCCCTGAGAATTTTTGATTCTATTTAGCTTATCATCAATTCTAACCTTTAGCTGCTCAACTGAGTCTGACTGTGCAAATAGCCTCATTGGGCTAAGCGCTGAGTCTCCATATGATATATTCTTTTTAATAAGCATCTCTGCAATTTCTAAACATTCGCTCATGATTCTATTGCCAGATGGAGCATCTGTTGCTATTAACTGTAGATCAGCTGTCCATGCTTGGTAGCCGCCATTTTTATTAGGATAACCTGTCATTTTTTTCTCAACAATCCAAATACCTGTAAATATCTCTGTATAGTCATAGCAGAGACTCCGCACTCTTTACCTATTTCTGTAACCGTTTTCTTTTGTACTACATACCTTCGGTGTAGCCAATCTCTGCTCTGGTATAGCTTCACATTGCATTCCAACTAAAATGATGCTTGTAGTCTGTGTAGCTAACTACATTTCTATCAACCCACCAGTCTTCATGATAATCTCTTACAACTAGGGCGTAGCCAAGAGAATCTAAAATTTGTCTTTGTGTATCACGCATTGCTACATTATTCAAAACAAGATTTGCATCATGCTCAAAAGTAATAACAGTAAATCTATATTTATTTAATGGTAGTGCAATTAGACCATGTAATGAAAGGTATGGGTTTCCAATAGGATATCCTTTTTCCGTGTATCCTCCATCAATATCTACCTGCAAGTAATCGATTTGCTCTGGAAAATTATTTTCTTCAAAATATTTAATATAATCAAATTTAGTTGCATCACCAAGTACACAAGGGTTTTTTCTATTTGCTACAACTTCCTCATGAAACTCTGGTACAATCTCAAAGGAAACGCCTTTCCAATCAAATTCATTTTCTAGTCTGTACGTATTGCTTCCATTCTTAGAATGAAATGCACCTTGCTCAACATAATGTCCATTTTTTTTGCCACCTAAAAGATCTATTACAAATTCTTCTTGATTGCTTTTTTCGTTCCAGTCTGGGCTCATCTTTTTGTTAGCTCCTCGTTTGAATAGTGTGCAATGCCAAATGCATCTGCAACATCAAAATCTGTTATGCTTAGATTATACTTTTTATTAAAGTAGTCTACCGTTCTTTGTTTACGCATATTCCTTAATTGGTTTTTGTACCAAGAGTCTGCGTATCCTGGATTTTTAAATCTAATCGCTGCTTTTTCTTCTTTGGTAGGATTTTTGTTTCCAATATAAGCTTGCCAAGCACTAGGGGATATAGTAATGACTGAAGCGCCAGTAGACATAAGCTCAGCAATAACAACCCCGTAGACATATGATAATTTTATCACAGCATCGGGTGATCTGACAAGTATGGCACCTTCTACAACAATATAGTCCGACTTTAATTCATCAAGCATTGTCGACATCTTCTTCTTAGCATCGTATATCTTTTCGTAGATATTCATTCCCTCAAGATCAATTTTACCCCACTTTAATGGTATATTATTTTCCATTAAACAGAATGCAATTGAATTTGTTGAAGCGTCGATACCTAAAACACGATATGCTTTAGTTTTAACTAAGCTAGCTAATTTCATCAATTATCTCTTTGATTCTATTTTTTGTCTTATCTTTTTTGCCATTGACACATTTAGAACAAATATTAGAATCATTGTATCTACTTAGCATAGATTTACAAGATTTACATAATCTGGTAGCACCATTTTTAATAGCCTTTTTTTCATAGTACTTTTCCATTATTCTTTTGTTTGTTGCAATTCTGCAACATTCATCGGTACAGTATTTTTGATTATGAGTCTTGGCATCAAATTCTTTTAAACACTCTTTATTTGAACAGATCACAGAACTGGTGCCTCATATAACTCTATTTGAACAGTTCCAATTGGGCCAGTTTTATCATAGCATTCTTTCTTGACTGGGCAGTATGTGCAGGGCATCTTTGATTTAGTTGCACCTGCTGGACGCATTGGAAGATCTCCATTTTTAAAATTATCATATACTTCTTGCATCCATAGGAATGCATCCTCAATAATTTTCTTATTCTTATCATTCATTGAGATTGGAATAATAAGTATCTCTTGCGTGTTCTTGTTTTCATACAAAAAGAAACCCTCTTTGGCATTCTTTAACTTCATGTATGTAAGTAGCTGAAGCATGTGATTTGCTGAAGATTTCATCTCTGACTGTCTTGTGTCCCATACTTCTTGCTTTGCCGTTTTAATTTCTCCAATAACAGTCTCACCGTCATACTCCATTATTAAGTCTATGAAGCCACGAATTGGAGGGTACTCATTAATAATCTCTTCTTCTTCCGCTCTCCACTCTGGCATAGTAGCAATAAGCTTCTGTAGTCTTTCGTGAGCCTGTGTTCCCTGTGCCATATTAGCAACTGCAACCGCATCGTTGTCATCAATAAAAACTGCTCCCGAAAATGCCATATACCAATACCTAGGGCACTTTCCATGACCGTAACCTAGTGAGCTAGGGCTAAATGATTTCTTTGTCATAGACCCATCTGCACGTTTTGTATTTTTATATGCATCATCTAATAGCTGAGCAAAAAGTTCAGGGTCAAAAAATTTACCTGTATGTTTTTTAAACTTAAGATTTTTTACTATGTCTCTACCCATTATTTAATATCCTTCCAAAAAGCCGCTAATAAAAAAACAACGGGACCAAATATAATTAAAGCCTGTAACCAATTCATGAATTATACCTAACGACATACTTAAGTGCATCTACAAGTTTGTCTATGGACTCCTTTACTGAATAGTAAACGTTCTTTTTATTATTATTTACAGTTCCCGCTTTATCTTTAGCAATAGTTGAATACACAGAAGACATTACGGCAAACTTAGTAGACATTGCTTGAAGCTCCATAATAAGCATGGGGGCTTTAGCAGATGGAACATCTGGGTTCATCAAAAGCTTTACAACAATTGATAAAGCCTTGTCTAAATGCTCATCCTGCATGTACTCATGAAGATCATTAAACTCTGTTATATCACTAATTAACTGAAGTGTGTTTCTATCCTCTGCCATTTTTAATCCTCTTGTCCCACTTGTCTATAAATAATCCTAGGCCGTAACCAACCACAAGACCAACTAGCAATCCCATAAAAAACATTGTCATGACAACATCCTTTGAACTAGTCCGTAGCCCATCCACAAACCAAAAATACCCATTAGGCCAGCAAATACTGGTGGGGCTGGTACTGGTAGTTTAAATATGCTGAATACTGCACCCACACCCATGCCAGTAAGTGTTGTTAGGAATACTTCTCTAATCATGATTCTCCTCATAAAACTGGATCAACTCTTCAAGAATTGACCACTCTATAATACCTAGTCTAACTTTAGACTCTGCTCCTATAATAATTTTTAGTGCTGGGTGCATGTCTCTGTTTACTTTAAAAGTATCCGTACAGATCTTAGCCCAGTTATCTTTGTTTAATGTAAAAGATTTTCCTGCTTCTTTGTAATCCACAAGAAACTTTTTCCATTGTGCGTCACCCTTTTGATAGTCGCCTCTTCCTGAATTCTTCTGGGCTTTAGCTCCATCTCTTTTTACTTCTGCTCTCTCTGACATTATCCAACCCTATGTGTTGTTTCATGCCCATTAGAACATGTCCACTTCATAATTAAATTTTCGGGATCCCACCACCCACCATCTACATCTAACTCACAACTTGAGCATGGCCTAATACCAGTAAGCTCTTCAAATGTAGAATTGATTTGCTTAGGCTCTTCCTTATTAAAGAATTCATTAATTTTTGGCATTGATTTCCTCAATTAGTTTTTCTACTACTTTTGGGTTCTCTCTTAGGTATGAGACTGCTTTTGCACGTCCTTGTAAACGTTGTCCATCAACTGTGTACCAGGCTCCACCTTTTTCTACCGCTCCAACCATTTCCGCCACGTCTAATGTTTCGCCAACTAAATCTACTCCAAGTGATTCTCCTTGGTAGTAGAAGTCGTATTGTCCAGATAGGTTAGGGGGGCCGAGCTTGTTGTAATCAATAATCCAATTGACAGGTCTGCCAACTCTTTGTTCAATAATTTTGTCACCAACTTTAATGCCTGCTTTGATAGCATTAGCTTCAGCTTCAGAAGACCAAAGCTTAATGACGGTGGAAGAAAAGAACTTGACTGCCATTCCTCCTGTCGGTATGTGGGAGGCATGCATAGATCCAAATTGATTTCTTTGCTGTGAGATGAGTACCAGTAGTGTGTTTTTGTTTGCATAGTTTAACATTTTGACTGCGTGGGTCATATCCTTTGCTTCAGCGCCGATTTGCTTAGTGTCTTGCAAATCTTTCATTTCATTTCCATCTTTTTCAAAATAAATGGCTGGCAGCAATGCTGATATCGAATCGACAACAATTATGTCTACTCCAGCATCCATTAGCTTTGTAGCAACATCAACCATATCGTTTACAGTTTTTGCTGGGGAATAGATAAGGGAAGAAGAATCTACTCCAAGCATCTCTGCCCAAGATTGATCGTAGGATGCCTCTGCATCAATCCAAGCACAAGTTTTTCCTTCTTTTTGTGCAAGAGCAATCATCTGTAAACAGAATGAAGACTTTCCTGCAGATTTATTTCCCCAAACAAGAACCTGTCTTCCGTATCCAAGCCCACCCTTTAATGCCATGTTTAATCCAATGCTGGGTGTCTTTTGCTTTTCTACTTTTACATCTTGTGCTGCTTTTACTCTTGCTCTTGTTTTCGGATCTAATCCTGCTAGGATTTCATCAATCGCTATAGTCATTTATTCTCTCTCTTTTATACAATTATATCATTAAAATAAATTGCCGTGAAGCTTTGGGCGAACCTTATTTTTTTCCATTTTGTTAAATAGAATTTCATCAAGGCTATGTTCTACAAAACCAGCATTTCTCATTGAAGCATATAGATCAAGAGTTCTAATTAAAATATCAACCATTTCTTCTACAATTTGCTCAGAGCCTTTATTTTTTCTTATTGCTTCTAAAACTTCTGTTACTTCTGAATGAATGAGGGCGATCTTGTTTCCAAATACATCAAAGTTTTTTGGACTACTCCAGAAACCTTTTTCAATTGCTGTTTCATGTAGAAGTGCAGCAAGTACATCTAGCCCATAATCCGTAACAAGCTCTTGACTATTACTCGAAGTCTGTAATGAGCTCGTTGTTGTTATTCCCTGATCCATCTTGTTCCTTTAGTGTAAATGTAAATGTCTGATCATCTGAATTGTAATCAACCTTTAGTTCTTGGTCTTCGGTGGCTGCACTTAAAAATGCATCCGTTGGCACTACAATTGTTCCTAATGTTTGCAAGGCTGCAATTAAAATCTTTGGTACACTTAATGCTCCAAAAACCTCTTCTGCAGTTGAAACTTGGATGTTTTCTTCTGTCATGCTATCTCCTTTATATTTAATGTTCCGTCATCTAGTTTAGCTAACGTAACCTTGCACTTCATTCCTTCACGCATTTTTGCTAATGTCATTTTATACATTGCTGGGAATGCGATGGCCCTAGTTAGGTTTTTATCTTTATCTGAAAGTACTATGTGGCTCATTTGTTTGCCAGCCTTAGTTGTATAAGGTGTAAAGTTTACCACAATATACTCGTCTTCTTCAAGGTCATATTTCTTTCTATATAGGTAGTCTACAAATAAATCATTTGACTCTGGGTTTATTTCTGAGACCTTAATGTATCTTGATATTCTGTTGTCTCCCACCAAAATAAAATACATCTGCCCTGTTTCAATTTGTGTTTGTTCTGTATGAAAAAGACCAACAGATCCAGTCTCATCTACAAGCTCTACTCTTGCCCAGCCATTTCCACGTTTAATAGACTTAACCATACCAAACATAACAAACGAACCAAGATCGTCAAAATCTTCAATTGGTTTTGCTTGAGCCTTAATCCTTGGAGGAATGCCTTCAAGATTAAATGTTGGAATGCCTAGGTATTCGTAGTAGTTGTCTTTTTCATTTCCTTGCCTTTTGTTATCATTAAACGCAGCACCGCCGATGGAGTTAAGAGCAGCAATAGCACGGCTATTAATGCCAGAACCTTTTTTCGATGCCTTATCAATGAAGTCGCTGTAATCATTATAAGGTCTTCTTTCTATTATCTTATTTGCAATACTGTCTGAAATAAACTTTACTTCAGCCAAACCAAATCTTACAGAATTTTCCTGTAAAGAAAAATAAACATCTGATTCATTAATATGAGGAAGCAGTACTTTTAGCCCTAGTCTCTTTGCCTCAATTAAATATTCTGTTCTTGCATCTTTATCATTTTCGTTTTTAAGAACCGAGAACATAAATTCCAAAGGATAATAAGTTTTGAGCCAAGCAGTATAATAAGAAAGCATAGAGTAAGCAACAGCATGGGAACGATTAAAAGAATAACCTGCATGAGCTTCAAAGTCATGCCATAGGGCTTCTGCTTTTTTCTTAGTAATGTGTTCTGAAGCCCCAGTAACAAACTTATCCTTGAACTGGTCGAATTCTTTTGCATCTTTCTTCTTTCCAATAATCTTACGTACCTTGTCAGCTTCTGCCCATGTCATGCCACCTAGGTGTACACATGCCTGCATAACTTGTTCTTGATATATAATAACACCATATGTGTTCTCGGTAAAAGGTTTCATGATTGTGTGCATATAATCAACTGCCTCGTTGCCATTTTTACGATTAATGTACGCAGCGCCAACGGTATTCATTGCTCCTGGTCTAACGAGAGCATTTGAAGCAGCTAAATCTTCAAACTTGTCTACCCCCATCTTGATTAAAAGATTTGTGTATGGGGTTGCTTCTGCCTGGAAGACGCCTTTTGTGTATCCGTCATTAAGCATTTTATAAACATCTTTATCATCAAGTGGCATTTCGGAAAGATTAATTGTCTTCCCATGCCTTTCTTTGATTGATTGAAGTGTGTCGGAAATCACAGATAAAGTCTTAAGACCTAGCGCATCTAGCTTAATAAGACCTATATCTGCAACCGTATCCATATCGTATGCGACGACTGGAATTCTACCTGACACCTTATCCTGGGAGTCTTCACGAGATTCTACTGGGGCAAACTTACGCAAATCATCTTTGGCCACAACAACTCCAGCAGCATGCACTCCAACTGATCTAATTCTGCCACGTAGTCTGTCAGCAAGCCAAACAACTTCTGGGTACCTAAGTCTAAACTCTTTTGTATTTGGAGAATCGATAAAATCTTCAAATGTATCTACAGACTTTAATGCACGGTTAACTTCTTGAAGTGGAACCATAAAGACACGAGCAGCATCTCGAACCACTCCCTTGTCTTTAAAATAAGTGTATGTAGAAATGGAAGCAACATGCTTAAACTTTTTCTTTAAATAATCTTTAACTTCTTTTCTTCTTCTGTCTTCAAAGTCTGTATCAATGTCTGGGAAGTCATTTCGCTCCTCATTAATAAATCTAAAAAACAATAAATCATATTTAATTGGATCAACATCTGTAATGCCTAATGTATAACAAACTAAAGATCCAGCAGCAGAACCACGGCCTGGACCAACCATAATATTGTTTTCTTTAGCCCAATTAATCATATCTCCAACAACAAGGAAATATGATGCAAAATTTTTCTTAGCAATAATACCAAGCTCTTCGTCAAGCCTCTCCATATAAATAGGGTCTGAAGCCTTCTGAAGCCTCTCTAAGCCCTTTTCAGCCAACTCCCTTAGTCTTTCATCAGCATCAGTCTTTGGGACTGGCAGGAGGTCTAGACCCTGATAGAAGTCATAGTCGCCTATCTTGTCTGCAATCTCCATAGTGTTTTCATAGATGTCTGTTCGATTAATCCCAGCTTTATTAAAGTCAGCTTCAATCTCTGAACGTGATTGTATAAATAGATTCATATCTTGAAATGATATTCTGCGGTCTGGGTAAAGATAATTAAATCTATCTAACATATCTTTCATGTTTCTAGACATTTCAAAATCTGTATCTTTATCAACCTTTGGAGATGTTGATAGGATTAATAATGCTTCTTCTAATATTCTATCTTCTTCTTTAGCAAAGTGAGCATCTCCTGTTGCCACCGCTTTAATTTTAAGTTTATCTGCTAATTCTAGAAGGGCGGAGTTGATCTCCATAGGGTTATGTGATTGCACTTCCACGTAAAAATCTTGTCCGAAAGTTTGTTTAAAGCCTTTGAGAAGAAGTTCTGCTTCCTCCATGTTACCTTTAGCGATAGCCTTACTAATGAGTCCATTAAGACATCCGCTGAGAACGATAATACCTTCGCTATAATCATTTAAAACCTCTCTGTCAATACGTGGCTTATGATAAAAGCCTTCGTTCCAAGCAAGCTCTTGTAGAATATTTATATTCTCCAACCCCTTTTTATTTTTCGCTAGTAAAATAATATGGTTATAGGCTTGAATAGACTTATCTGTTTTAGATGATCTATCAAACCTATCTGTTGGAGAAATGTACGCCTCAACACCAAGAATTGGCTTAATGCCAGTTTCTTTTGCGGCAATCTGCATATCTCTGTGTGATGAGAGAGTACCATGGTCTGTGATTGCAATCGCAGTCTGCCCAGCATCTAGAGCTGCTTGACACAATTCTTTAGGTGAATTTAGCCCATCCATTAATGAATAATAGGAGTGAACATGTAGGTGTGTAAAACTCATTAATATCCGCCTGTGCATTCATTTCTAGTGTGATACAACCTAATTTTAGTTAATATCTTTTTTGTTGGTGCATATAAATCTTCTTTGCAACATCCGCATTTCATATGCCATTCTCTAGCAAAGAAATCATACATAGCTCCTACATAATTCCTATACTTATTTGCAACAAATGTTTCAAATGGGTCTGGTATATCGTAGGTAATCATACTGTCATTCTACTAAATAATGAAGGGGCAGTCAATAGACTGCCCCAACATTTACTTTCTTTTACCAGATAACGCTTGAGTCGTCTGAGCTTGACTCTTCTGCGTGTGGTCCAGCCTCACCAGCAAAGAATGAATCTTGATCTGTGTATGGGAGGTCACGAACTGCAGTAGTTTCTAAATCATATAGCTCAAGTGATGATGAGTCGAAAGGTGTCTCATCTTTTGCTAGAGGAATGATTGTATAACTGGTGTCTGTCTTTGTACCTGAGCGCTTGATACGCCACATAAGGTTTGTAATAGAGCCCATTTCGCCAGCATATTCAATTAGCGTAGGCGTAATTGTTTTACCGCTTGAGCCTTGTGAAAGAATTGCAACATAAGGATCTTCTTTACCATCATCAATAAGAACATTGATGTATAGTCTTGAACGGCCTTTCCAGCCAGCCTTGTAATCTTTGCGATGTTGTTCGCATCCGTAGCACTTGCCTTGATCTTCCATTGTGCAAAGTGCTTTGCGTCGATAATCTTTTGGATTTGTGTGCTCAACTGCGATAAATCCCAGTCCAGCTTTTTCATTATATGTAGGTGAATCTGGATCAAGCTCTTGAAGAAAACGAACCTTAACGCTTTCTGCATCTTCAAGCTTTGCCCAACGTGCTTTAACTCCGTCACCACTTGAATGCTGAGGTGCATCCATAACCTTATTTAGTCCCTTGAGACCTTTTACTATTCCCATATTTTTCTCCTTTGTATTTGATGGTATATATCCATCTGTTTATTGTTTTTCATGGGTCCAAGATTGATATTCAATATTGGAAACTGCGTTTTTAATACAGGCTTTAATTTCCTCTTCGGTCATGTCGCCAGCATCTTTTGCATCATGTGGATATATCTTACCATATTCATAAGAGGCCCACAAGAGGTCTTTATTCTTTAGTCTTGATGCTAGGCTATTTGCAAGCTCACGACCAGCATGATCTGCATCTGTCATTAGTGTAACCTTATTAAAATACCTATTTATTAGACCTATATTCTCTGTAGATATATGTCCGCCAAGAGTTGCAATTACATTGGGGAATCCAGCCTGATGCACACGGATTGCATCAAAGCTAGACTCTACAATAATAACGTGGTCGCCTATTTTTTTAGCACGATGTATGTTGAACATAGTTTTGCTTCTTGGTAAATTAGTGCTATTCTTAAATTTCTTTTCCGATATTGATCTGCCAACAATACCAACTGGCATTCCGTCTGGGCTATGAACTGGTACTGTAACCATGTTTTGCTTTGGAGAATACCCTAAAGAGAAATGTGAAATAGACTGTAGGTCTATCCCTCTGTCTTTAAAATATTCTTTTGCTTGCTCGCTTTTAATTAAATCGTTATACAGATTCTTTAATGTTTCTTCTGGGAACTCTACGAACTCTGGCTTGTCTTCTAACATTTCATTTAATACATCATCAAAATTCTCAAGCGATTCCGCTTCTTTTGAATAGACATATCTCATTGCTTCAAAGTCATTCTTGTGCAAAACTCTTTTAACTAGTTCTATTAAAGATCCAGTTTCTCCACAAGATGGATTAAAGCATAGCCATGCTCCAGTTGTTTTACTAATGCTGCAGCTTGCGCTATGTCTATTTGAATGAAATGGGCAATAGAAAGAAACCTCTACCTCTGTTTCACCAGCTACCTGTAAGCCAAGGCTTTTTACAATTGCCTTTATATGTTGCTTAGAGTATTGCGTGGTATCAGCTTTCCTTGCGTAATTGCTTCGTGCTGCCATGCCGTCTTCTTTCCTACATAAGTACCATAGAGTGTCATTAAGAACATCCATGTTGATCCATCAAATTCTACCGAAAAGTTGGTGTCTATGTCAAGTACCCTAAGATACCCTTTGTCTCTCATCTGGTGCGTAAGCATGCTTTCGTACTGATGCTTGATGCGAACCATATCAGAGTCATCTAAAAATTCAACTCTAACCTGAAATCTTTTTATCGGTTTGTGATTCATTATTTTGGAATGGATTCTCATAAATCTCTTTGACGATACCCCTGTTGATATCCCAATCTAAGTATAAACCAAATTCATGCCCATGTCGATTTTTGCGTGAAACAATTTCAATCATGTTAGTTCCTGGATATCTGTGTACCGCCATAGCCATATCAGCATCATACTCAATAGCCTTTGACCATGCTACCTGAGACATCATTGGAGGATTATCTTGGTCTGAAACATCATCTGCAGTTGCTGCAGTAATATCAATAATAGGAATATTGTTTGATACTGCAAGCATCTTAAATTCACGAGAAACATTTCGGTTTCTTTCAACTTCAGAATTACTTCGCTTATTGTCATTAAACAGTTGGTGATAGTCTAAAATAACTAAGTCTGGTTTATGCTGGTCAATCTTACCCTGAATAGTTGCTGGTGTAACTTCGGTGTTACCCTCATTTGAAATAAGGATAAAACTATTCTTGTCTGCAAACTTCTTTGTAGACCATGAGCGGAAATCATCAATATTGATATCTCCTTTAGAAAAATCAGAAGCTTTAAATAAACCAGAGCCAAGCATTGTATAGATACGGTCACGCATATTTTCGGGTGACATTTCAAGAGACACAATCATTGGTTTAAATCCTTGTTCCCAAGCTTTGCAGGCAAGGTAAGATGTAAACCATGTCTTACCACGGCCTGGCCAGCCAATAGCAACGATTAAATGTCCAGGAGCCATACCTGTTGGGTATGCTAAATCTATGGCCTCAAAACCAGTCTTGATGCCTGGAGAACCACCCATCTCAGCAGAGCGTACTCGCAACAACTCCATATGTCTAATTGCCGCTTCGGCATCTGTAATGTCTAGGTCTCGGACATTATTTGTAAATCTGCTGAGGCCAGCTAGTTGAGACTGCATGTTCTCAAGAACTCTTGAGGCAGCATCTTCTTTAAGTGATGATCCAGCACGAAGAATAATAGTCTTAAGTTTATTTGAAATGAATTCATTCTTTAGGGTATCTAAGTAGTACCCTGTCTGGCCTTTAACGTCTACTGGCTCAAAGTCTTTAAACTTTTCTTGAAGGATTCCAACTTCTGGTACAGCTTTAAACTTATAGTAGTATGACTTTAGGCCATCCCAAATATCTTTATGCGATGTAAATAGATCATCTACGTTATCAGCAAGGAGTGTGCTAATGTCTTTATTCTTACATACTGCTGAGATTAACTCTGCTTCTGTGTTCACTCTATTCCGCCTTGCTCTACCATCTTCTTCGTTTCTTCTAGTAACAAACGACGCTTCTCTTTATCTTTCTCAATCTCTATTCTTACCGTATCCATTTTATCAAAGTTATACAAAAAGAATTGTATGGTGTGACCATGCTTAGTTAAATGAAAATAATACTCAAGCAATTCTTTTGCACGATCAAACCCTACACTATCAATGACATCTTGCATAGCCCATTTTTCACGAAACTTATTAATTGAAGGAGCCTTGCCATACTTCTCTTTATACAGATTCTGGAATAGGGATAGAAGAATATACGGCTCTTTACTATTTGCCACGCTTTAGCTCTTCCTCTACCTCTTGTGTTTTTTCAATTAACTTGCTTTCAACAAAAGCATACACTCTTTCTGTAGCAGCATCTACTGTTTCGCCTTGTCTTACATCGTCTTCAATGCCTACGCCAATTTTGATGCTCTCGTAATTACCAAGATTTCTAGTAAACGATAAATCTACTTTTACCTTTGTTGTCATTTGTGCTCCTTCATATGCCTAGACAAACTATCGTGTGCGAATATACCCCAACGAAGATCCCATTCCTTTTTACAGACTGGGCACGAAACTGTTCTGCTCATTATTCCGCCCTCCAAACTGGTACAAACTTTCCTTCTTCTGTTTTAGTATACAATATTAAGTTGTTTTTGAGAAGGGCCTGCAATTCAGCTTTGGAAGGAATTTCTTTTGAGTGTCCTGAGTCTAAGATATGCTGGTGTATATCTAGTATGTTCTTTTGATTAAACATATACTGAGACCAATTTTCGCTATCTGGTTGTCCTATTGGATATATCTTTTGAGGGGTAGCAACCTTTTCATTCAAGATATACTCTTGTATAGTTACCCTATGCTTATTAAGCATAGAAGCAACTTCTACAACAGTGTATGCAGTTTCCATATTCTTTTTAACCTGAGAATAAGAATACATAACTCTTTTCTTGTCTGGGTAGCACCAAGCAACCATTTCATCTTTTGATCTAGATGACTTTAATACCTTATGTATCTTATCGTTTAAGAAGAAATACCGTAAGCTTTTTGGTTTGCCGTTTCTTTTGATTCCAGCCATTTTCCGAAAGCACTCGTTTCCTTATTGCACATCCAGCGTTTGCCGCACATGATACAGAATAATTCCATATGTAGTTTTTGAGAGAATACTCTGTCTACAAAAACTCTTCCATTACATTTTCCGCACCACATTATAGTGTAAACAACTTCCCGTCAACGACACATGAATAATCAGGTGCCACATGGATCATTTGAATATGCGGGTAGTCATTAACAATATGGGCAATTGCAAAACCCTTTTGCCAATCATGGTGCTGCATATACTTCATTCCATCTGATTTTTCATCACACATATGGCCAAGCTCATATCCACGAAGAGTTTCTCCCTCTCCACCATTTCTTAATTCATATGTTACAAGGTGTGAAGCAATTCTATGGGAGTGCCCTCTGATTAAAGATACCTGTAAGTCTTCCATGTCTTTACGAACAGATCCAGTTGATGCAATTGAAAGTCCATGGTGTACATGTATGTCTCCAAATCGGCGTTTAGGCAATTCGTTATAATGAATGTATTCGTAACCTAGTGAATCTAATCCCCACAGTGCTTCTGGGGTAACTTCATTAATATAGTCGGGAAGTTTTGCATCCACATAGTTAAAAATTCTAACATCATGGTTTCCTAATGCTGAAAAAAGTTGAGCTTCTGGAAGCATCTCTCGTGTCTTTGTATAAAAATCTCTAGCGCCTTTTGCTTCATGGCGCATCATTGGAACAATAAGATCTCTACTGTCAGTTTTGTGAAGGTTTAAAAATTCTGCTGATCTTCCTTCTGTGTACTTGCTGTAGCAAGCCTGATCGTCTGTATCACCTAGGTAGTCAACAACATCTGGCTTAAACCATTTCATAACCTTAAACCAGAGCGCAATCATTTTATCATCTTGATATGGGAACTGCTGGTCGGATGAAATCATCCATTTTAAATCGTTGCTCATTTTCTACCTTAATATGTAAAAAAGTCACGAGTACGTGACTTTAGGTTATACTTAATAATAGCATATTAATGCTTTATGTCAAGATGTTTTTAGTCTTGGGTAAAATGCAATAATGTTAAACTGTTTTGTTACAGATGCTTTTCCAGATGCTGGTACGTACCTTACATACATCTGTGGGGCACCTGCGTTTGTGAATGAAATTCTATAATCATCTTTTTCTGCATCTCCTTCTGCAAGTGACGCTACTACAGACAATTTTCCATCTGTTTGCTCTGATGCAACAAATGGAGATTTAGCCCAATCTAAATTGAATGGCCCACTGACAGTTCCATCTCCTTTAAGACTTAACTTTGGAGTTCTATATCCCCATACAATTGGGATATATTCTTTTATTGTGCCGTCTGGCATCTTCAATGTATTCTCAAGAGAAACTGTTTTTTCTTGGAGCTCTTGAACAGCCGTCAGCATTTTATTAATTTTTGTAACATCAAAGGGCTCTCCTTCAACTAAAAAATTACCTGCTAAATTTGTAGCCATTACTTTTCTCCAATTCCTGCAATTTCTTTTTCATACTCATCTGTTGCGATCTGCTTTTCTTGTGCATTTATATTTTGTAAAGTAAGCTCGGCACGAAGCATTGCAATTTGTGTCTCATAATTTGAGACAATCTCTCCAATTTTTTGTTGAAGCGCTGCAATAATTAATTCATTTCTATCGGACATTTTTATCTTTCTTTAATTGGTTAATGATGCTCTTGTTAGTACCAGTGCATCTTTTTTTGCTGTTGCTGAGGCAATTCTATCTGTAATTGATGTGAGTACTGTTTGATCAATATCAACAATTGCATTAGCCTCAATTAGATCAAGCTCTGCTCCATAAATTGAATATTGCATTTGTTTAATATGCTGATCAATTATACTAAGTTTTTCATCTACTGTTAGTTCTACGGTCATTGTATTCCTCCTTTCATTATTATAGCATTTACATGTTATTCGTCAAGCCATTAATTAATATCCTCTAATACCTGGAAAATACGGTGGGAAGAACGGTGGTGTTGAACCACCAGTTGCCAGTACTCCAGCTGAGTAGGATCCGTTACCTGTAGCATTTACTGCTCTAACAAAATAGTAGAACAAAGATGATGTAGGAGTAACATATGAAGTTCCTGTTATTGGACCAAAGTCACGACTTGTTCCGCTATATGTAGGTCCGCTCTGATACCATATATCATAGCTTGTTGCACCTGATACTGCATTCCAACTTATTGTAGTGTTTGTTCCATCGTTTGTAGCCGTTACTCCAGTAGGTACTCCTGGCAAGGCTGCGGCTGGGAAGTAAGGTGGGAAGAACGGTGGGAAGTGTGGTGGGAAGAACGGTGGGAAGAATGGTGGGAAGTGTGGTGGGAAGAACGGTGGGAAGTGTGGTGCTATAAACGAAGTCTGGTTTGTAGCAGTTGTCAATGTAGTTGTTCCAACATCAACCGTATCTTTTGTTGTGTCTCTTTTCATTACAGATGTAGCTGTAGCAGTATATGCTACTACAGCTGGTGCGGTTCCATTAAAATAAACACGATATTTACTACTTTGAATTGGAGTTGTTGGATAACTTGTTATTGCAACTCCATCAATCATATAGGCGGCAGTGGTAGATTGAAATGTAAATCTATCTATAATCATTATGTCAGCATATTGTTGACCAGCATAAAATGTTGCTTCATATGTCATTATATTTGCAGCATTTCCATATTGATATCCGCTCCATCTAACAATATATTTTGATGTATCTGACCAATAGTATAGGGATGTTTGAACCATATCTAGTGGGAGAACTGCTAAAACTTGACCAGCTGTAGATGTAACAGCATCTGCTGAATTTTCTGTAATTACAGTGCTGGAACCTAAAGAAATATATCCATTTGTAGAAACGCTTATCTTCTTGCCAAAAGCAAAGGTGTATGATGGTGGAGAATATGTCCATCTTGCATACATGGTTCTGCTTACTGAAGGAGGGCTCCATGACCCACCTCCCGCAACGGAATAAAAAAATGTTCCAGATGCAGTTTCTCTAAATCCATCAAGAACATAATTTGCTCTTGTTGGGTTTGGTGCAGTTACTGATCCACCTGCGCTAAATGTGGATGTGGATATTGTTCCAGTTCCATCATTTTTATCCCAAGTAATTGTATAAATTGTTGGTGTGACTGGACCAACCTCTCCACCAGCAACTTGTGCGGAGGGTGTGCCATTAGTTGCAGTAACAAACACTCTAAGGTATCTCCGTACTGGACTTATACCTGTATTCGTATAATCTTCCTGAGTTATTGTATAGGTTCCAGTTGTTGTTGGTGCTGTAATTGTTTGTGTAGATACCAATGTTTCGCTGATTGCTACACTTGCAGTTCCTCTATATATTTTAACTGTATAGCTTGTTGGTGAGTTTGTCCAAGATCCAACATCAAAATTTAAAACTTCTCCTGGCGATAGATTTGTTCCAGTAAGAGTAGGAGCAGAAGTATTTACTGGAGGGCTAGTTACTGTTATTGTTATTTGTGTGGATGTAGATCTAGACTTATCTCCTTGTGGTGTCCAAAAAAGTGTTGCAGCATAAGTGCCTGCGGTAGCATAAGATTTGGTTACAGAAAATCCAGGATTGGACGTGCCAGGAAAGTTTACCCAACCACCATTTTCAACAGTTCCAGTAGTTGTCCCATCTCCAAAATCTATCTTATATTGTCTTGGATATGATGTGTATCCTGTTGGAAATGAAGTGGTAGTTCCACTAAAAGTTATCGACTCAGCAACTGCTGGGGATGTTTTTGATGCGGATAACGCAATAACTGATTCTGTATTTAAATCAAATTCTCCTCCAGTATCTGCCAACACATAAGGCCCACCATTATTATTTATTACACCGCTAAAATATGTTCTTTGTTGTCCAGGTGTTTGTGCTGTTATTCTAATACCTAGTCTATATCTTACTATACCTCCGCCATATGTATGGGATGCCGCAGGGAAATTTGATGTATTAATAAATCTTCTTCCATCATTTAAATATGCTGTGGTGCCGCTAAGTGTGCCCGTAACATTATATTGTGTTGGCCAAGAGTTTCCATTTGTAAAAGATGAACCAGTTACAAAATTATAATATACTCCAAGTTGCACATCATATAGCCTATAATCAACTCTATATGTTGTTGAGGCTGTTACATTGTCGGCATCAAATTTTAAATACCAATACCCATCTGTAATAAGTCTATTTAAATAATCGGTTGGATCTCTGCCATTATCATCTTCAAACCTTACGTTACGAATAAATGGCAAGACTCCGCTAGTTTTTACTGCCACTACTTCAGTATTATAATGTGTAGTGTATGAGTTTTTTAAAACAACTTCTGCAATTATATATGTTCCGCTTGGAGGAATTACAGATGTTGCATATATAGAAATTCCATCTAAATCTGGGGACGTACTCGATCCGTCCGTCCATCCTGTTCCAAATTTTTGTATACTAGAAGTATTAAGATAATCTGTTTGAAGTATGGTGCCATTTCTGTAGTTTACTTTATCGGTATGCTTCCACCATCTTACATAAGAGCTTGTTAAATCTGGTGAGTCGTACCATTTTGATGGAGCATAAAATTCCATCTGGTATATTCCAGTTCCATCTTCTGTAAAAATAGTTGATGTTACAGATGGGGTACGTTTAATAATTTTAACTGGGGGGCTATTTAATACAGATGTCCCGTATGCATTTTCTGCAGTAAGTTGATAGAATAAATAGTTCCCATCTATAAGTGCCCTTGATACTGCAGAGTTATTAGATAAATTCAATACGTCTGTGATAGCCCCTGTTTCTAATGGAGTATTTATTATTCCAGTAAGAGATGTTGTTGTAGAAGACAAAAGCTGTCTATTTGTTATGCTTATTATTGGCTTACCAGTAAAGTCTCCATCGTGACCATATAAAACAGTATCTATGTATTGAGGGCTTGATGCTACCGTTCCGCTATATGACGTTAACCTAATATTAATTGGATCTGATGATAGAGATCCTGGGGTATCTCCAGGCCACATTTTAACCCAGCCAGTGGCTATTTTTGCATATACAGCATTTGCTACAGACCAAGTTGATGCCGCAGTTTTAGCATATATTTTTTTACCAGTTGACCATGTATTGGAACCAGTCTTAGCAAATAAACCCATTTAGATTACCGTTCTAGTTATCCATATGTTACCATAATATCACCGATATGACCAGTGCTTGAGCTTGGCACACTTGTAGTATTTTTGATATAAATATTTCTTACGTATGCTCCAGTAGAACCGTTTGGATAAAATAAAGGAGCTCCTCTTCTTAATCTCATTCTTCCGTCAATTGTTACATATGTTGGGTGATTTGCAGCCGTTGTTCCTTCTGTATTGTTTGTATTTCCAATATAGAATCCACTTGATCCTGGTATAGTGATTGAATGTCCAGATGATGAGAAAGCTGCAGCTTGCGCTCCGCCTCCCCAAATTTCTGTTATTCCTGCAGATTTTATTTGTAGGGCACCTGTTGAATTTATTAATCCAGAACTTATTGTTAAATCTACGGACTGCGCTCCAGAGCTAACTGTGGAGACAGTGCCACCGTTTCCTGAGTCTTCATCAACAATAGTTGGATCTGGGTCTACAACTGTGACTACTCCAGTAAAACTTGGTGTTCCAGTTATATTAAATGATCCAGCTGTAATTGCAGATCCAGTTATTCTTCCACCATTAATTAGTCCAGAAGAAGTTCCTGCTCCATAAGATTGCAGGACTCCAGTGCTACTAAATGCCCAACCAGTAGTTAGAACATTATTTGCATTAAATATTCCAAATCCACCATCTGTTGCTCTAATTGTTCCTTTAATTGTTGCACCAGTAGCAGATAGTGCTCCAGCAGATGATACTGTAAATTCTCCTGCAGTTCCTGCTGTTATAGAGCCATCTGCATTTAATGTTGTATAGTTTTTCTTAATAGTTGTTGCGTCAATTGCCCATCCACCAATTGAGCCTTTATTTACCTTTAAGCCGTTAACCGAATCAAGTTGCCAGAACTGTTCCGTGGCACTTGTACCTTGTATTCCATAATCGCCAGTTGTGGTAGTGCTTGAATTTCCTGGTGTCATTAATTGACCTATTTCAATTTTGCCAGTACCATTTGTTATTTTTAATTGTCCTGCATAGTTAACTCCACTTATTGTTCCGCCAATTAATACAGACCCAAGTATTCCAGATGCTGCTTTTATTGTTCCCGATAAATCAACATTACTTGCAATTAAATCTCCAGATGTACTTACTGAAAATTTTGATCCTACTGTTATGTTTCCACCTAATACGCTTATCTTTCTTGCTATTACTTCGCCCGAATGTGTTACAGAAAACTTTGCATCATTATTTACATCCTCAGAGTATCCTCCAGAAACACCTGCACCCGCCCAAAATGCGTAAGATCCTGATGCAGCTAAGCCAGTATAGTTAGAACTTCCAGAAAGCTGATTTTCTATTTTGCTTGGAAGCACCAACCAGTTAGCTATTTGTGCTCTTGTTGTTATAAATGTTAGCCCATCTGTTGCAGCGTTGCCAACTATTTGAGTAGTTGGACTAGAGCTTGTAGCGTCATATATGAATAGGCCTTCTCTATTTAAAAACATTCTCTTGCCTGACTGGATAGGCTGGCCCTGAGCATTTAAATCTCCAGTAAATATTGACCCATCTGTAGAAATTTTTACTGGGTTATTTATAAGTGATATGTCTGCTATTGATAATATTGTTACTGTAGCTACTGCACTTTGTATGGCTGCTCCAGATTCCGATGTCCATTCTCCCTTTATAAAAACTGTTTTTCCTGCATTTGCTGCATCGTATACTATAACTGGCGAGTTTGTTGATGATGCAACTAATGCATATGTTCCATCAATTGTTGAGCTTTGATAAATTTTTATTCCTGTGGCATTTGAATTTAGTGTTGATGACACTGAGTATCCATTTGCCAGCGGGGTTACTGAAATTGTTGTAGTAATACCTGAGAGAAGATTTGGCTTAACTGCAGTAGAAAGACCAGATATTGATACTTGTGTTAAATTTTCATTTCTATATATATCTAAATCTGTTACGTAGCCAGCGGTAAATGAAGATGGAGAAAAGCCAAATGCATCTATTAGGTTTTGTCTAAATAAAGTTACCGAAGTAGCTTGGCTTGCAGTAGTACTTGAAACTGTTTTTTCTATGTATCTTGTAAGTCCGCCTGCAGTTAAATAAACTTTAACATATGAAGGCAGTTCTTTTGTTGGCATTGTAAATGAAATAACAAAATCAGTACTTGACCAAGCTCCAGATGGAGAAACTATTGGGTCTGGTGGGGTTGTATCAAATATAATTTGGTCTGTTGCTTTTTGTTCTTTAATAGAAGACTCTGCTGTTGTATCACCAGTATCTCCAAAATGTTGTATTTTAAATTCATATAATGCAAAGCTGTCAAGATCTATTGATAAGGCAGATGATGCCCTTCTTGTTTGCCATACTGTTGCGCCTTTTAATCGATAAGATACTGTTGTGTATTTGTAATCTCCAGTAGCAATCATTTCATCTGTGAGCGCCCAGTTAACTATTACCCCAGTGCCAGTACTTTGAACTGACCAAGACGTGTCTGGTATCGCTATGCCAGATAATCCTCCAGTAGATATTGGAGATATTATTTCAACTCCGTCTGTTTCGCCGTCTGGACTTATTGATGTTACTTTGACCTTAAATTGTTTTTTAATATTTGGGTAGTTTGCAATCTGGTCTGCTTTAAATAGTGTAACTGTTTGTTGTATGGAAGTTTTATTTATTGTTTTGTATTTAGGAATTGTTGCACCAGTATATGAGCCGTATGGTGTAAATGAAATGTTATATCCAGTTACTTGATCATCTGTTTTGTTAAATGTAACAATTAAGTCTAAATTGCCTGATCCTCCCCATGTAGCAACAACATTTGAAACCTCTTGTCTGTCTAGCGGAGTTGTAAATGTTTTATATGCTGAATATTCTGAAACTGTTCCGTCTTCGTATACCCAAGCAAACTGCAGTGGAAATGATGTATTTGGAGGTAAGTTAGGTATACTGACAGTCCAATATTCAGAATCATAAACAGATTCTTCTATTTTTTTATTTATGTCAGCCGTTTTATCAAGGTCTAACGGAAGTTTATCTACCACGACAACTGCAGCCTGTATTCTATATCTACCGCTCTGCCAGCAATTTTTGTAATTGCAGAAGAAAGGACTGATCTGCTTATGATTCCATAATTGACATCATATGTGTCTTCATCGTTTATGCGTAAGCCATCAAAATGAACTGCAGTATTTTGTCCTGCTTCAGGAAAAGTTTCTATACCTATTTGATTGATTAGCGACAAGTTTGGTGAACCAACCTTATTAGTAAAAAGATTTGTAAGCAATGAAGATGGGATATCATATCCAATAGATGATGTTGGTGTAAGGTCTATATAGTAATAGTCTGAATCTGAACTATAAAATTTAACTCTAACTTTATTTAAATAGTTGTCTATCTGGTATATGGATAGGGCTAGGCTATCATTTACGCTATACCCAGACATATCTCTTGGTGGCATAGAATACTTATATTCTTTTGAAGTGTTTCCAGTAGTAGACCAATATACTGTTGTTGGCCCAATCCTAGAATAAGATGTAGAAATATTTGCAGATGCTCCTAAATTTGTCCATTCAGTTTGGTCTTCAAATGAACTTAGAACTTGATCGGAATAAAATGTTTTGTTTGAGTCTCCTGAAGGATACAAGCCAATTTCTTTTATTAGTCCTGTAACGCTTGCTGGTATCTTTGCACTATATATTACTGTATACGTATAGGAAGAAGATGCTTCATTCCATTGTATATCTATGCTTCCAAAAGAAACTGGTGCTTTGTAAAATTCAAACTGCAGTCTGGTATCTAGCTCTGTTGCAGATGCTGATCCTATTCCTAAAGCAATATCTTTATTTCTAAAACTTGTATTACCAGCAATAAAATTTGTTAGAAATCTCTTTCCAAATCGTGTTATCACATTTTCTGAACGACAAATTTCTTGACCATTGTCATAAAAAATATAAGTTCCTTTTATCATTTTATCTCCTATAGTTGAGGCACTCTGGCATCAAATCCCTTTATCGTTTTACCACTTGAATTTCTAAATTTAATTTTTAGGGTATATATTGTTGCGCCTCCTGGGGCAATTTTTCTCTCATACTTAAATCCTATTATATCGTCTAGTGATGGTCTATCTTGATCTCCTGGTCCGCCTGGGTCTTCTCCTCCACCACCGCCTGGCTCTCCAATAAACTTTGTGTATGTTGAAGATATAACGCTTTCTGATTTAATAAATCTTGGGTCTAAAAGCAATGCGTCTGGGGAGCCCTCTTGAACTACTATCTTGGGGGCTATTCCTACTTCTTGCTCTTTTATCTTTGCCATATTTTTATTATATCATTTCCATGGCTATAGAGACCTGCAGCTTATGCTTGTCATTAAACCATTTTCTGTGTAATTGTGGGTCACAGAGTTTACTATAAATTTAGATGTATTAGTATTTGAATACCCCTGATAAGGATAAAAAATTGAGATAACGTCTCCAGGAGAGACTACTGGGTTTCCAAAAATATCCATGTCTACCACAGAGCCTTTATTAATTGCATTATCTTTTATCCAATTGCCAAGAGCATTAGCATCTTCATTTGACTGTATCCATTTAGATTCAAATATAAATGGCTCTTTTTTAATATACTCTTTTGAAGTTGTTTCTATTATATTTTCAAGCTGACCTGAGCTATCAATAGTATTGCCTATTATATAAAAGCTTGCGCTTGTGTTGTCTTGGAGTGGAATTGGAGTAGAGGCGTTGTTTAAAACAAAAGCTTCTCCTTCATAGTTAGTTAAGCTTTGAGCAACAATTGAAGCGTATGCATTATTTCCAGTAGAGAATCTAACTGGCATTGATGGCCTAGAATCAAATTTTAGCTTAACGTGATGCAGCTCTCTTACAGTTGTTCCAAATTCGTCTATTGACGCTGGTGGTATAGATTTATTTTCTAGACCCTGAAAGTTCAAATCTCCAAAAGCCATGCTGATTAGGTCTTTTGAAAACTGGCCAGTGTATTTATTAGTGCCGTAAGTATCGCTGCTCCATTCTTCTTTTGTTATGCTCATTCCATAAACATAATCAAAGTAGCATGTTCCCTTTTTTGCAAAAATGCCTACATTATTTGTTATGTTTATAAGGTTATTTGCAAAAGTTCTACTTGTTGATATTGGTCCATAGGTATCAACAGCTGTTATGTGATATCCATTTATCCATATTTTAATTTCTACTTTATTAGAAGATGCTTTTATTTTAACATCGATGTTAAAGGCTCTTCCTCCATAGACCGCATTCAAAGTGCTTACATTATTTACGTATTCATTTGTAAGCTTTGTTTTTCTTCCGTACGTTGTTCCGTCTTCAGTAACCTGGTAAGACTTAAATATATTTATATTTTTTGAATTGCTATATATTGCGTCAGGGGTAGTGTCTAGTTCAATAAAATAGCCAGTCTTTCCGCCAGGGCCTAGCGCAAAAGCAAGTCCTCCACATTGCAGTGGGTTTTCTTGTGCATCATCCATAAAAAATGTTGTGCCAAAAGCATAATATGATGTTGTTGCATATGCATTTGAAGTTACAACAGCAGGAGTTATCGAGCTAAATGCTTTTTGAGAAACAGTATATGTTGTTGATTCTTGTGTTTGACTAATTTTTTTAAATGTTTTTTCTGCTCCAACATTCTTTACAAGTGCCATTATTTTATAACCACCGATCCAGAATCTACCCAGCCAGTTGAAGTGGTCACATAGTGTGTAACAGGTGTAGTGCCAAGTGCGCCTCTTCCAGCCACTGTTCCGTCGGCATTTGTTTTAATTCTATAAACATCTACTGGTTTAAAAAATTCAACCGTTCCATAGTATGATGGAACCATTGCTCTATATTTATCAACATCTACTTGTGATGTAGCCCAAAAAAATTTTGCTCCAGAGCCGTCATTATATTGATATCCAATTGCATCATATTCGATTATTTCAGATTCTACCATGAGGTAACCAGAAAATTGATAAAGTGCTGGTGCTGCGTTACCATATGTGCTTGATACATTTGATACAACATGAATCACATAATATGAGTTTTGATCTGGCATAACTGTTTTAGATTGTGGATAAGGCAAATCTTTTAAAAGACCACCACCTCCTAAAAATGTTACTGGCGACTGCCAGACTGGGGCGGCGCTATTTGCCTGATTTGTTATCTGTGGGACCTGCCATCTAACAATAACCTGATTAGTTGATGGGATCTCTCTTTTTTGAAATGTTAAAATATTTGGAACTCTTGTTACCCCATTAACAACGGTGTCTTCTGAGTAAAGGGAAAAGCTTGATGCTCTTGTAGAGTCATAAATATAATTTCTTGTATAGAACTGTAATACATTGTTATCATCAAAAAATGCATTCATTTGTGTGTCCATACATATTTGCTGTATGGAGTCCCAAACGGTCATTGAGTCATCTGTTGAAAAGTATTTAATATTACCAATAGAATTATCAATTGAGGTTGCAGTAGTAGTTGTATTAAAGTTATAGTTTGTCATACCAACGTTATCTAGTATTGCTTTAATAACGCTTGTTGTTGGATAAGACTCTAGATATAAATTAGGCATAAGTGTTTCTTGTAAATACTTTGCGCCATCTAGTGCTTGTATAGATACTTCACCAAATTGGCTTCTACTGTATTCATTTATAAAGTATGTTCCTTGAGGTACAGTTTTTATTACTCCGTTAACATCTAAAGCAATTGAAATATCTATTTGTGCATTTTTAATTAAATAGTTTTTTTCAGGTATTAGGTGGCCTGGTGAAACAATAGAGTCGTCGTATGGCAAGTATTCAATTGAAGAGTTATTATATTTAGCAAGGTCAATTGATAAGCTATTTGCTGTTACTGATCCAACTGGTAAAACTCCATCTGCTCCAGAGTTAGAAGACTCTTTTGTTATAGAAAAATTAGTTACATCATCAGATATATCACGAACTAATCTTGGAGATATTTCTATTATTGCAGTAACTCTATCTTGCATTCTGTTTGTAGCAGCTACAGTTACCTCTATAACCTTTTTACTATTTGCTGGAACTAGGGAGGTAGCATTTGTTGTCCAGGATGAGCCATAATAAATTATAGATTCTCCATTTGAATTTGGAGTGGCTGAAATTGGACCAGATGTTGTCAAGTCAGAATACTTTAATGTAATTGTACACGCTGAAGGTATCTCGTGAAACTTTTCAAACTTTACAACAACCTTATTAGTTAGCACAAACTTTGGATAGGTTATTGTCATTGTGGCATTGGTATTAATAGCAGATATCCAATACTTGTATGTATTGTCTCCGCCTGCATAATATAATCTAGGTAGTGAATTGGACTTGGCTGCATCTTTAGATTTTTGATAAACTCCTGGCTCACCCGTTCCAATTGGTAATTTTGTTGTTGGATTTATTTGGCCCGAAGCTGTATAGATATAATACTTGGCACCTGAATTAACTGGTCTGAATGGCTGAATAACGGATTCAGCTGGGAATAGCTTCTTGTACGGCTTAGTACCATTTGAAGTGTAATCTCCAGTAGATGCAACTGTTATATCTTTTATCATTGAATTCATGTTATATTCAATTAAACATTTTATGCTTGGCTTTAAAGACCTAGCAGAATATAAATGATTTAGTAAAGTGGTATCCGTTGTAGCCATTACACTTCATCCAGTGTTATAGATACGCTCCAGAATGGTTCCAGGCCTCTTTTTAAAACGCTAAACGATGCGCTCTGAAACATAACCTTTATAACTTCTGCTGTGCCTTCTTGGTTAGTTCCATCTTTTGCTAAATTTACTTTTATGTTAAATGCATCTCTGCCTTCTGAGCTGTAATAGAAATCTTGTAAATCTTTTGCTCCCCATTGTCCATCAACTGTAAGGGCTGTTGTATATGGAAGCATGTCCCATGAAAGGCTGATACTTCTTTTGTCGGCAATCCAAAACTTTCTTAATGATCCGTTAACCATTCTTGTTTGGGTTTCTATTCTTTGTGGGCTAATATCAAAAGCAGATCTGTTATGTTCGGTGACTTTATGGTAGGCGCCATTTGATTCTATCTGGAGAATTGAGCCTCTAGGCATTAGCATATATAATCACTTCCTATTCGTTACTACTCGACCCATTGTTGCGTTAACGTTTCGCATTCTTTGGTCAAATTTATTCATTACATCGTCAACAGTTACATTTGTTCCATTAAGCTCTATGTTAACATTATATACTGTTTGTGAAGAATTTGCTACTCCGCCAGTTGCCATATTGGCTTTAATTTTAGATCCAGATGGAATATCATATCTTACTGCTAATCCGCCTTGAGCCATTCTATTTATTGTATCAAGATTCTGGTATCCGTATGCAGATGCAGACTTAGCATTAATTACATACTCACCATTTGAAAGCATAGCTGGAATAGAATCTGATGTCGCACTTCCAGCACCAAACACTGGTCCGCCCTTTGCCTGCCTAATTATCCTGCTTCCTTGAGTTGGATCGTAAACTCTATAGGTTTTTCCAAGATACTTGAAATATTGATCTTTTTGTAAACCTAGCTCTGTTGCAATTTGCACCTTGGCTGGATCGGTAAGGATTCCTCCATCTCTAGTTTTATATTTATCGTAATTTGTGGGCACTGGAATAGCATTTTCTTTTGACCAGCCTCCGTCTTTGCCCTGGCCTCTCACTGCAAGCATAACATCATAAAGTGTAGCTCCGCCCTTGATTGATTCTGCTGCCTTTAAAGATATATCATTTGCCGCAGCTCCAACTTTTGCATCAGCAATTCCTGGAACATATGAGGTAACTGGGCGACCATTGTAAGTAGTAGAAATTTTACCAGCAAGGGATTCTCCCTTAGAGCCAATCATTGTTCCTTGAAATATATCTTTTACCATAGAAGCTAGGGCTGAGTCTTTGCCTGTTGCATCTTTAGAAAGATTTTGTCCTAGTGCGCCAAGGTTTCCTCTAAATGCTTTAATAGCTTCTTCTTTGTCTTTGCCTTCTGCCATTAAATTAATATTTGCTTTTTCTTTAAGTAAATTTTCATACTCTAGCTGGTAAGTTTTAATCTTATCGAGTCTAATTTGAGTCTTTGCTGCTGCTTCTTGAAGCGCTGCAAGTCTCTTTGCTGAAGCTTCTTGCTTTGCAGCAAGACCTTCTTTCTTTTTATTTAAAGCATCGATTTCCTTTGCTTCTTTTTCTCTTATTGCATTTATTGCTAATTCTTTTTGTCTTTGGTCAGCAAGCTGCCTAATCTTAATTTGTGTAAGTGCAGCACCAGCCATGTCGCCTTTAGCCAAAGCGTCTTGATTTTCAATTTGTAGCTGCTGCATATTTGCATTAAAGTCATTAGCCTTTTGTTCATCTTCAATTGCTTTAATCTTTGCATCGGCTTCTTCTTGAATCTTTTTTATCTTTTTATCTATAGCCTTGATTTCATCTTCTATGTTACCCATTGCCTGGTTGTGAGCTTTTTGTTGTGCCGCCAGCCCCTTACCTATTTGCAACTGCAACTTATTAATTATTGTTTGAGATTTACCTAATACACCAGCCCCAGTTTTTTCTTGCGCTTCTATTGCAGAGTTTAGACCCTCTTCAAATTGTGCTATAGCAATTGCTTCTTCTGCTGTTATGTGTTTTAGATCAGCTCTGACTCCTGACAAAACAATTCGCCATTTAGCAAATGCGCTTGCAGTAGTATCTGTTGTATTTAAAATTTCTTGTAGAGCAGGGTGTGTCTCTTTGAGACTTTCTATCTGCTCTTTAGTGAGAGTATTAGTTGACCCTGTCTTAGAATTTATGTCATCTATTGTCATCTTGTAGGCCGTGGCTTCATCTATAACATTACCCATTGCATCTTTTGTTCCGACTAATGCTTTCATGTTTGCATCTATTGCTGCCGTGGTGTTTGACAAAGCGTTTCCTAATGCTTCTCCCTTAAATGAAGACTCTGCTTTATAGCCACCGCCAGAAGCTTGAACAAGCTTTGTCTCTGCCATTTTCTTGTTAAGCTTTTCTACCATAGATGTAGCAGCAGTGGTTTTATCAATAATTTCGGTAAAGCCTTTTGAAGATATTGCATTGAAAGCCATGTCTGCATTTTTTGATGCTTTAATTATTGCAAATATTTTATTTGTTGCTTGTTGCGCTGACATTCCTGCGGCAACAAATTGTGCCTTTAGGTTGGTAGCCATTTCATTAACAATCTTTTGTTTTTCTTGAGTTGATGCACTGCCACTTCCAGCATTGCTAAATCCTTCAACAAGTTCTTTTTGACTTGCTTTAGCTTCTTTAATTGCTTTCTTAAGTTCAGCAATAGTTAATGATAGGCCTTGAACTCCAGCGCTATTTAAATTCTCAAATGCAGCTTTTCCTTTTGCGCGAGTTAGCTCAAGCTGTGCGTTAACATCTGCAATTGAATTAGACATATTGTTATATCTAATTCCTGCTTCTTGTGCGCCCTTTTTAGTTATACCGTTAGAAAGAATTTCTTCTTTTCTATTTTGTGCCTGCTCTTCTCTATATCGTTTCCACAACATAAAGAGTCCGCCAAGTGCAAGTGATACAAGACCAAGTGGTCCCATCAATGCTGCAATTCCTGCCCTTAAGGCAATAAGTATTTTTGGACCAAATGACCCAAGAGCTTTTAGAGCGCCACCCATACCAGCAATAGAAGTTCTTGCTTTAGTTAACATTGGAAGCAGAGGTGCCATTTGCATTGCCATTCCAGCAAACCCCATTCCAGATCCTATGGTACCTCCGATTTGTTGACCACCCATCATCATGGCCATTCCAGCCATTGATGAGGCCATGCCAGAATTTGGATCTACTTCCATAGGCTTTCCATCAGCATCTAGCTTTGGGGTTCTTATTGTTCCAGTTCCTCTAACTTTTGAACGGAATGCAGAATACTTTCCATATCCAGACTTATTAGATCTTACCATTCCGCCTAATGCGTAGTTTGAAACTATTCCGCCATTATTTTTTGGAACAAATAGTTCTGGTCCTTTTTCTCCAACAAGATATGGCTGTCCAGAATTTACTGGTCCGCCCATTGCTCTTGCTTGTACCATTCCGCCCATATTAAATCCATTAGCATTGTTTTTAAATGCATTATCTGAGAGG